ATCAAGAAGCACATGGAGAAGTACCGCGGCGGCGGCATGATCGCGCCGCGCCAGCACGCGCTCGGCTACGACGAATTCGAGTTCGAGTGCGATCTGACTTCGGTCAACCCGCAAGTCATCGGCCAGAGCGGCCTGCTGGTGTCGAAGGGCGTCTCGTTCTCGGTGCGCGCCTTCCTCGACGGCGACCAGAATTCGACCCACTCGCTCTACATGTACATGCGCGGCGAAGTGATGGAGAACGACTTCGGCGCATGGGAGGCCGGCAAGAAAACGACGATGAAGATCAAGGTCGCGCTCGACGCCTTGAACCTCACCGTCGACGGCGCGTCGATCTTCGACATCGACATCGAGAACGGCGTCAACACCTGGAACGGCGACGACGTCGCAGCGCTGATCTCGGCGGCGATCGGGTCGTAACGAGCTGCGCGCCGATCGGCTTGCCAGAGCGGCTTTGAAGGGGCTTTGAACCATGACTGACAACGCCAAGGCCGCCGACAAGGCGGACGCCGAGATCGTCGACGCGGTGAAGGGCTGGGGGCTGGAGGATTTCGAGCTCAACCACCCGTTCAGGTTCGCTGGCGTGACCTTCGCCAAATTCGCCGTGCGCGTGCCGACCGGCGCCGACATCGAGGCCTATATCCGCTCGCCCGACCGCGGCTTCCGCGCGCTGGCGCTGAAGCTGGTCGACGCCGACGCCAAAGTGCTCGACGCGATGCACGGCGCCGACTATTCGCGACTGATGGCCGAGCTGGGGAAATTTGTCGCCGGTGTCCGCTAGACCTCGACGAGGTCGTCGACGACATCGGCCTGGCGTTTCCCTACAGCCGTGAATGGGTCATGGCGCAGCCGATGCCGACGATCCTGAGGCTGGCGGCGCGCGCGACGATCCATCTTGACCGGCTGTATGGGCGCTGACCATGGCCAACATGACGCTCGAATTCATCCTCGAGCTGGTCAACCGCTTGTCGGGGCCGGCGCGGGAGGCGGTCAAGGATCTCGAACAATTCGGCGCGGCGGCGAAGCAGGCGGGCAACGCCGACGCGGGCCTTCGTCCCGACAAATGGGTGCAAGAAGGCCGCGCCATTCTGGAGGCGGCCGAGCAGGCGAAGAAGTTTGAAGCCTCGGCGATCGGCGCGGCCGACGCCGAGAAGAAGATCAGCGGCGCGCCCTGGCTGACGATGGCGGAGGACGTCGACAAGGCGACCGCCGCGGTCAAGGGCTTCAACGAACAGATCGACGCTCTGGCGGCGAAAAAGCTGCCGACCGGACAAGGCGGTCGGCCGGGCGGCGGAGGCCCGAAGGGCGAACCGTCGGCGTTTTGGAGCACGGTCGAGAACGCCGGCGAAATGGCGGCTCTGTTCGAAGGCCCGAAGGCGATCGAGACGATCGTCGGCGGCGGCGCCAATCTGAGCGACGAAAAGATCGCCCAGAAGATCGCCGGCATGAGCCCGCAGCAGATCGAGGACACGCGCAAGCTGGCGGCCGATCTGGAGGAAAAGTATCCGCAGTTCCCATTGGCGGAGGTCCTCAAGGAAGCGCGCGAGGCGCGCGCGATCTTCACCACCGACGAAGAGGCGGCCAAGGCGCTCGGCGTCTATATGAAGATGGCGGCGCTGGCCGATCGCGACCACCCTGGCGAGGGCCTGACGGCCGCCTATCCGGCGCTGCGCGCGGTCGAGGAAGGCGGCTTTACCAAGGACTGGGAGAAGACCGAACGCGCCCTCGACGACTTCCAGGCGGCCAAGAACGCTCTGGGCGCGAAACTCAGCTTCGCCGACTATTTCGAGGTGTTCCAGCGCGGCGGCGCCTTCGCGCGGCAATGGAACGACAAGTTCCTGCGCGACGAGCTGCCTCACCTGCTCCAATCGCTCGGCGGCGACGCAACCGGCGTGATGATCGCGACGCTCGGCGAAGGGATCATGGGCGGCCACCTGATGGGGCCGTCGCTCGACGCGCTCGACGAGATCGGCCTGCTCGACGAGAAGAAAGTCGAGCGCAAAGGCGGCCACATCAAGCGCGTCGAGCCGGGCGGCGTCAAAGGGGCCGAAATCCTGGCGCGCGACCCGGTCGAGTGGGCGCAAGGCGTGCTGTGGCCGGCGATCCAGAAGTTCACCAAAGATCCCGACCTGCAGATGCAGTTGCTGGTGACCGCGCTGTCGAACCGCAACGAGCTCAAAGCGGCCTATATGGCGGTCACCGACACGCCGCAGTTCCAACGGACCAAGGAGCTGATCGAAAACCCGCTCAACAAGGGGCTCGATGCGGCGCAAGACCTGAAGGACGATCCGAAGGTCCAATGGCAGGCGGTCAAGGCGACGATCGACACCCTGAGCGGCGTCGCCGCCGAGCCGGCGATGACGACGGTGGCCAAGGGGCTCGGCATTCTGGCGAACGGCTTGTCAGCCCTCAGCCGAGTCGCGTCCGATCGGCCGGTCGAGAGCACACTCGCCGCCGGCTTCTCGGTCGCCACCATCCTGACCTGGCTCGGCAAAGGGTTCATCGGCGTTGGACAGAAACTCGGGTTCATCGGCGGCGGCGGCGAAGAGGCCGCGGCGGCGGCGGAGGCGGCCGCCGGCGCGGGCGCCCGGATGGTCGGCGGCCGCTTCCTCGGGCCGCTCGGCTGGGGCCTGGCCGCGGTCGACACCTTCAACGACATCGTCGAAGACGTGAAGCGGCTGCGCCGGGATTTGCCCGCCGCACCGGGCAGCGGCGGCCCGAACGCCTCGATTGCGGGCCCCGAGGCGATCGCGGCGGCGCGGGTGCGCGCCGGGCTCGACCCGGCGCCCGCTTCGCTGAACCCGCGGATCGACGCCAGCGAGGTCGACCTGGCGTCGAAGAAGGCGAAGGAAGCGCATCAGGATTTGCAGGCGCTCGGCCAGACGGTGAAGCCTAAGATCGACGCTTCGACGCTCGACACACTCATCTCAAAGTTGCGCGAGGCGGCGTCGCTGGTCGGCTCGATCAACGGCGGCCTGTCGACCGCGTCGCACCGCGCCAGCTTCGCCGGCGCGCTGCATGACGGGCCGGAGGCGCGCTGATGCTGATGGCCTGGGGCGGCTACGTCTTCGAAACGGGCGCCATGGCCTTCGACAAGCTGGCGCGCCAGAGCAAGGCGCGCTGGAAGGATCACGAGATCATCGGCCGGCGCCCGGCCGGGCAATATCTCGGGCCGGACAAGCGGACGCTGACGATCTCAGGCGTGACGTTCCCTAACGATGACGGCGCCGGGCCGGCCGCCCAGGTGCTGGCGCTCGAAGCGGCGTGCGAAGCGGGCGAGGTCTACTGCCTGGTCACTGGCTCGGGCAGCGTCTCGGGTCCGTTCCGGCTGGAGGAGATCGACCCGGAAGAGACGTTCCACGACGCCAACGGAACGCCGCAGCGCGTCGCTTACAACCTCACCTTCGCCGCCCACGACGACGGCGACGGGCAGATCTGGAGCCTGTGGCCATGACGCCTTCGGACGCTCTCTCAAAGTCATACTGGGACGCTCACGACGAGGGTCATCAGGCGTATCTGCACCGCAGGCGCCAGGTCGAAAACCCCTATCGCGGCGTCGACGAGAACAAAGCCGCCGGATGGGACGAGGGATGGCTGTTGGCGCGTCAGGCCGACGAAGACGAGGACCGTTCATGAGCGGTGTCTACATCACCCAGCAGGGCGACATGGTCGACGCGATCGCCTGGCTGAACTTCGGCTTCGTCGCCGGCGCGGCCGAGGCGATCCTCGCCGCCAATCCCGGCCTCGCCGACCAGCCGCCGGCGCTGCCGGAGAACCTGACGGTCACGCTGCCCGACGTCGCCGCCGTCACGCCGCCGCCGAAGCAGACCATCAATCTCTGGGACTGAGATGGCGACGCCGGTTCTGCAAATCTTGATCGGCGGCCGGGACGTCTCCAGCCGGATCAATCCGCGCGTGCTGAAGGGCCGCGTCAGCCGCCACGACGGCGAGAAGGCCGACGAGCTGGAGCTGACGCTGTCGAACTACGACGGCATGCTCGCCAAGCCGCAGCGCGGCCAGACGCTGCAGGTGGCGCTCGGCTTCGAGGAATTCGGCGGCGCGGTCGACCGCGGCGCCTACATCGTCCAGGGCGTGACGAAGAGCGGCGGCCCGGCGGTCTTTCACGTGACGGCGCAGTCGGCCGACCTGAAGAAGACCTTGAAACAGCAGAAGACGCGCTCCTGGGTGGCGCCGAAGACGCTCGGCGACGTGCTCAACCAGGTGGCGAGCGACAACGGCCTGACGCCGGCGATCGACGCCGGCCTGGCGGCGACCGCGATCGACCAGATCATCGCCCAGACCGGCGAAAGCGACATGCACCTGGTGATGCGCCTGGCGCGCCGCTTCGACGCGGTCGGCAAGTTCGCCCAGGGGCGGCTGATCTTCGTCCCGAAGGGCGCGGGCACGACGGCGAGCGGGGCGGCGATCGCCGCCGTCACGATCACGCCGAACGACTGCGAGAAGTTCGACATCCGCGACAACGATCGCGAGGCGCGCGGGGCCAGCCACGCCAAGGTGTGGGACCGCAAGACGGCGACCTCGACCGACGTCAACGGCCACGCCGGCGACGCCGGGCCCGACTACAGCTACCCCGAGACGTTCGCCTCGAAGACCGAGGCGCAGAAGGCGACCGCCGGCCGGGCCAAGGCGTTCGCCCGGGCCAAGAAGACCCTGTCGGCGACGCTGCGGGCGCCGGCGCCGGTGCCGGTTCCCGGCGGGGTGGTGACGACCGAGGGTTTCGGCGACGACGACGACACGGATTTCACCGTCAAGACGGTGACCGACGAGTTCGAAGGGGGAAAAGAGGGCGGCCTGGTGATCTCGATCGAGGGGGAGCTGAAGGTATGAAACCGGGACGGGTTCCCTGTTGCGTGCCCTTCTGTGGGCGGACCTTCGCCGATGACGGCTCGTACGAGGTCATGTGCGGAAAGCACTGGCGGTTGGCTGACCCGGCCCTACGACACCGCCGCGCGATGACTGTACGGTTCTATCGCGCCGCAGAACGTCGCGGCGACGAAGCGGAAGCCCGGCGGCAAGCGTGGCTGGCTCACGCCTTGTGGCTGGCGATCAAGAAGGAGGCGATCGAGATCGCGGCCGGGATCGCCGGCTGAGGGTGGCGGGGCTCGGGTTGCCCCGAACGCGGGCCATGCTTGGCGGCCGACCCGCGCAGCGCAGAATGACCTGAACGCCGCCCCGCCTTCGCCGTCTCGCGGCGCGGGCCAAGGGCCATGAGTCGGGATCGGGAGTCGATGGGGTACTCGCATAGGAGCGTCGAAACGACGCATCCGGCCGCCGGCTACGTCGGCGGCAAAAAGCAGCTCGCGCGGGGCCTCGTCGCGCGCATCGAGGCGATCGACCACCGGCTCTACGCCGAGCCCTTCGTCGGCATGGGCGGCGTCTTCCTGCGCCGCCGCAGCGCGCCGCGAGTCGAGGCGATCAACGACGCCTCGCGCGACGTGGCGACGTTCTTTCGCGTGCTGCAGCGCCACTACCAGGCGTTCATGGACATGCTGAAATGGCAACTGACCGGCCGCGCCGAGTTCGAACGGCTGCGGGCGGTCGACCCGGACACCCTGACCGACCTGGAGCGGGCGGCGCGGTTCCTCTACCTCCAGCGCTTGGCTTTCGGCGGCAAGGTCGCCGGCCGGTCGTTCGGCGTCGACACCACCGGGCCGGCGCGGTTCGACACCACCAAGCTCGGCTCGCTGCTGGAAGCGGTCCACGAGCGCCTGGCCGGGGTGACGATCGAGTGCCTGGGGTGGCGGGAGTTCATCGCCCGCTGGGACCGTCCGCACGCCCTGTTCTACGTCGACCCGCCCTACCTCGGCTCGGAGGGCTACTATGGCCCTGGGCTGTTCCCGCCTTCCGACCACGAGGCCTTGGCGGCCGTTTTGAGGGGCCTAAAAGGCCGCTTCATCCTGACCCTGAACGACACCGCCCAGGCGCGCACTCTCTACGCCGGCTGCCGGATCGAGACGGCCGGCCTCAGCTACTCGCTCGCCGGCTCAGGGCAGTCGAAACGGGTGAGGGAGATCATCGTGACCGGCTAGTCCGGGGTGGCGCCATATGATCTTGCGCGAAGTGCCATTTGATTTTGCGCGCTACAGCAGGCGCGGCTCGCCGAAGACCCGCTCGGCGCCCTGTTCCCCTAGAAAAAGAAAGGATTGCCCGCGCATTTCAGCACCGGTCGTAGCCGCTCGTTAACGATTAATCGTCATGATCCTGAAAGGGTAGTGCGTGCGCGCGTCGGGCGGTCATGGTCGAGGTTGCGGCGGAAAAAAACGACAAGGGTCGCGTCGGCGATCCCGCTGCCGCGGCGCGGCGGCGCGCGATGACGCTCAAGCTGCGTCAGGCGCGCCAGACGCTGACCACCAACACAATCGATTTCGCCGGCCAATACGCGTCGCTGGCGCGGCTGTTCGCCAACAGCGTCGCCGGCGCGACGCCGGCGATGGCTCTGGTCGCGCTCGCCGTCGGCGCCATCGCCTTCTACTGGGTGCCGGCGCCGAAGGTCGTCAGTTGGGGCGTCCTGCTCGCGGCTTCGCTCGCTGTGCGCTACGGGCTGGGGATCGCCTTCCTCGATCTGCCCGAGCCGGAAAAGGCCTCAGCCGCGTGGCGGCGCAAATTCATCGTCGCCGAGACTTTCGCCGGCGGCGCCTGGGCGCTGCTCGTCGTCCTGCTGCTGCAGTCGCCTGACCCCAACGCCCGCACCTTCGTGTTGGTCGTGCTGCTGCTGATCTCGGGCATGACGGCGATGGTCGCCTCGGCGATCCCCTTCGCGGTCGCCGGCGGCCTGCTGCCGATGGCGATTTCGATCGTCTATGCGCTCGGACCGACGACGCGCGGCGAGGCGCTGCTGATGTCGGCGCTGTGCGTCGGCATCCTCGTCTACTTCGTCATCCTCGCCAACCGACTGCATCGCACTTCGCTCGCCGGTCTGTCGTTCCAGGCGGAAAAGGACGCGCTGATCGCCGAGCTCGAACAGGCGAAGCTCAATTCCGACGAGGCGCGCCGGCGCGCCGAGAGCGCCAATCTCGCCAAGTCGCGCTTCCTGGCGACGATGAGCCACGAGCTGCGCACGCCGCTCAACGCCATTCTCGGCTTCTCCGAAGTGATGAAGGCGGAGCTGTTCGGCGCGCATTCCGTCCCCGTCTACAAGGACTATTCCAACGACATCCATTCGAGCGGCCAACACCTGCTGATGCTGATCAACGAGATCCTCGACTTGTCGCGCGTCGAGGCCGGGCGTTACGAGCTGAAAGAGGAAGCGGTGTCGCTGCCCGGCGTGGTCGAGGAATGTCGCCACTTGCTGGCGATGCGCGCCAAGGGGCGCAACATCGACGTCATCGAGCAGCTCGACAGCGACCTGCCGCGCATCTGGGCCGACGAGAAGGCGGTGCGCCAGGTGACGCTCAACCTGCTCAGCAATGCGATCAAGTTCACGCCGCAGGGCGGCATGATCACCATCAAGGTCGGCTGGACCGGCGCCGGCGGGCAATACCTGTCGATCCGCGACACCGGACCCGGCATCGCCGAAGAAGAAATTCCGATCGTGCTGTCGTCGTTCGGCCGCGGCTCGCTGGCGCAGAAGAACGCCGAAGAGGGCTCCGGGCTCGGCCTGCCGATCGTCAAGGGCCTGGTCGAGCTGCACGGCGGCGAGTTCCGCCTCAGCTCGAAGCTGCGCGAGGGCACCGAGGTCGTCGTCATCTTCCCGCCTGAGCGGGTGATGGACGCGCTGCCGCAGCTCGATCCCACCGCGCCGCCCGAAGAGACGCCGGAGCAGCGCGCGCATCGCCGCGCCCGCCGCTGGAGCCGCAAGGCCGCGGCGTAAGAGCGCGCCGCTTCAGCGGCGTCTTGCCAGGCCGCTTCGCGCGGGCCAGATTCGCGCCGTCGTCAGCAAGCGCCGGGGGACGTCGGAATGACCGGATCGGTTCCGATTTGGCTCTATCTCATCCTGGCGTTGAACTTCGGCGTCTCGTGGTGGAACGCGCGAAGTTGCGGCCGCGCCTGGGTCGAGTCGAAGGCGGTCGGCGGCGCCGTCCGGGTTCTGGTCTGGTGCGGCGCGATCCAGAGCGCGGTCGGCTTCAGCTCGGTGTTCCTGTTCCCGCTGCTGTTCCTGGCCAACGCCGCGTTCCCCGACGCTTTCACCGCCGACCAACTGAATGGTGCCGTCAGCCTCTGGTACGTCACCATCATTTTTCCGGCGCTCGGCACGGGCCTGATCATCACCATCGAATCCTGGATCGCCGCCTACCGACAACATAGCCTGATGAACATCGGTCTCGCCGCTTACAATACGCTGGCGCAGGTTCACAACACGATGGGCGCGATCAACGGCCTCGGCCTGGCGCTCCAGGCGGTCGGCAAGCTGTTCGCTTCGGTCGCCGGAGGACGCGGCGACGTCAAGGGCAACGCGGCTATCCTCGGGGCGATGATCGCCATCGCGGTCGTCGTCCTGGCGCTCAGCGCCGGCGTCATTTTGACCGCCGTCCTCATCCATCGCTACGCCGGGACGGTGCCCTTGCCGGCCGCCAGCGCCGCCGCCACGGCGCCACGGACCGCCTGA